AACGTATTCTCAGTTCCGTCATTCCATGTAATCGTGAGACGAGTCCATAAAAATTCTCCCTGCTGAGTTTCAGGCATATCAGATGTCCAATCGCCGCTAGGAATAACCGATCCGCTATCCGAAATCTGATACTCAACAGCCTGAGAAGCAATCTTAGCAGACACACCGCGTGGAATTCCTAGTGATAGTACGCTCGTGCTATGATCATACGACGCTGTGGCATCGGCAGTTTCATCGAGCGTTTCCGCCGTAGCTGTAATAGATTCAAGTTCTTCGGCAATTATATTTGCTCTTTCGGTCGCGGTTTCGGTGCGAGTAACTGTATCACTCAAACTTTCCTGAATGCCCTCTACAACGGTTCTATCTTCAGCAGTCTTACCGGCATAATATTTTGAGTTATTTTGATAAGTCTCGTCGGTCGACTCTACATCGGCACCATTACGTTGCCCAACTGCCCAGGCTTCAGATGCTTCTTCACTTGCCTTAGCATTTACTTCACTTGTTGCAGCAGCTGTTTCACTTGCCTTGGCATTCGCTTCACTTGTTGCAGCAGCTGTTTCACTTGCCTTGGCATTCGCTTCACTTGTTGCAGCAGCTGTTTCGCTTGCCTTAGCATTTGCTTCACTTGTTGCAGTAGCTGTTTCACTTGCCTTGGCATTCGCTTCACTTGTTGCAGCAGCTGTTTCGCTTGCCTTAGCATTTGCTTCACTTGTTGCAGCAGCTGTTTCGCTTGCCTTAGCATTTGCTTCGCTTGTTGCAGATGCTTCTTCACTTGCCTTAGCATTTACTTCACTTGTTGCAGCAGCTTCTTCACTTGCCTTAGCATTCGTCTCACTCGTAGCAGCAGCTGTTTCACTTGCCTTGGCATTCGCTTCACTTGTTGCAGCAGCTGTTTCGCTTGCCTTAGCATTTGCTTCACTTGTTGCAGATGCTTCTTCACTTGCCTTAGCATTCGTCTCACTCGTAGCAGAAGCTTCTTCACTTGCCTTAGCATTCACTTCGCTTGTGGCGGCATCAGAAGCAGAATTAGCAGCAGACTTAGCATTCTCATAAGAGGACTCAACGTTCTCGTTCGACTCCGCAACATACTCTCTTGTTTCTGTAGCCAATTCGGTCAAATTATCCAACCAACTCTGAAATGCTTCTGGTGTCTGATCAGATGCTTCAAGTGACGGAAATACCTGAGTCTTGAAGATTCGACTCATAGCTACAACGCCATCGGGTGTTTCACACTTCAACTGAACTCTGAGCGTTCCTTCAGAAGCTGTTTCGATGCTCGTAATAACCCAAGTGAAGATAGAATTCTTCCAAGTAGTATTCGAGGCAATATACGTCTCACCAGCTACATTACTAACAATAATGTATGGTTGAACTTCCGGAAATCTAGCAACAAGCTGACTCAGATCAAACGAAATAGCAAAAGATTCATTATCGCCAACATATCCCAAATTCGGAAGAGAAAATAATACGGTCGTTCCTTCAAAGCTCGGAACAATCGAATATGTCCGAATACTCGATGCAGACTCACCCTGATCAGTAAGCGACGGATACACCGTAGTCTTATATAGTTGGCTCTTCGCGACAACACCTTTCGGAGTCTTACACTGCAGCTGAATCTTAAGCGTTCCGTCAACAGCTGTCTCTGCCTTAGTAATGATCCACGTGAAGATCGAGTTCTCCCAAGTTGTCTTCGGAGCAATGAACGTATCACCTGACGGGTTCGTCACCGTTAAAGACGGAACAACGTCAGCATATTTTTCAACAAGTTGAGCCATATCGAACGAAATCGCAAAAGATTCGTTATCGCCGACATAGCCAATATCAGGAAGTGTAAAATATACATTCGTTCCTTCAAAACTCGGGATAATTGAGAAAATTCGCATACGGTTATGCAGATCCCCAGTATCCTCAAGCGAAGGGTAGACAGTCGTCTTATACAGCTGACTCATTGTCACAGCTCCGTCTGGAGTTGCGCATTTCAATTGCACCTTAAGCGTTCCGGCTTCTACGGTTTCAGCACTGGTAATGGTCCAAGTAAAAGTTCCGCCATCCAGAGCTGTTTTGGGAGCAAAATAGGTTTCACTTTCCGTGTTTATAACAACAACGGAAGGAATAATATCTGGATACTCCGCGACAATGGAAGAAAGGTTGAACGCGATCGCGTGAACCTCATTATCGCCAACATAGCCAATATCTGGCAAAGTTTCATATGATGTCGTGCCAGCAAAACTAGGCTCGACATTATAGATTTCCATACGATCACATCCTTCTATTCAGTTTTAAGAAACTTCTGTATAAATATCACCCATTGTAAGAACCATTCGTGGGTGTTCGATCTCTACGCTAGTTACTTTCCACTTTGTTCCCATCCATTCAATATACTTTACAGCATAAAGATTCTCTTCAGCGAATTGATCAGCCAAAATGGAAATCTGATTATTAATCTTAAGATCGTCGTTAATATTATCGCCGGACTCCCATCTTCTGGAACGCTTCATAACGTCCCCATAGTAAGTCCGTTCGACGATATTATTTGTCCAAACGCCAGGTGACGTTTCGGTAGAACCGAAGGAGAATCCAACCTTCCCAAAAAATCGAGCCATTTTGAATTCCTCCAAAAAAGAGAAAAGGACGGCCTCAATTAAGAAGCCGCCCAGTAACCTAAACTAAAATTAACCTTCGCTAGAAGACTCCACGGTCTCCAGAGCAATAGCAGAATAAGGCATAACCAGAGCACCAGAGCAGCGAGTCTCAATCAGATACTTCTGCGCATTGTAGTCAATGTCGAAGTCATCAAGCAGGCTCACAGCGCCACCCTTATCGGCACCGACATTGTAATCCTTCAGATTAACGATGATGCCCATCAGAGTATGAGTGCCATCATCGGCGGTACGAGTCAGATTCTCCATCACCGGCACAGACACGATCTTACTCACACGCAGAGCGGTCGCCAGCTTATCTTCGGAATCGTAGATCGCACGACCAATGCTATCTTCCAGCAGCAAGCAGTTGGTCAGAGTATCTTCGGTGCAGAACAGCACAGGATTACCGGTACCCTTATAGGACTTCCGAGCACGCACAGCAGCCTTGATGAAATTCTTCGCGGTAGCATTGTCATCGGCACCGGTTTCCACGGTCTGCTTGATAGTGAACAGATCATCGTCAGTCCAGATCGGGCGGATGTGGGTCTCGTCGATTTTGTCATCAGACGCTGCAGTACGGCCGTCACCAACCAGAATTGCACGAGCGATTTCCTCATCCAGCTTGCCGCGCATTTCGTTCTTCAGCCAAGCCACCACATCAAAGTCAGTGATGTCAATCATATCATCGCGATCAATCTTCTGCTTCTTGTAGATAGTCTGCGGAGTGGTCTCGCGCTTCAGCATCGCAAAGGTCTCTTCAATCTTCTGATTGCCCTTCACATAACCACGAGCACGAGCTTCATCAGCGGTAATGTTCGCCAGAACGCTCTTCACCCGCGCAAACGGAGTATGAGAGGTAGAGCCCATAACTTCCTTCACCCAGCCCTGATCACGGTCGATAGTGACAGGCATATTAGTCGCACTCTTCGCGTCCGGGAACATGTAGCCGATATCGGTAATGCCATGCTGCAGGACAGCTTCCTTCAGACTACCCAGCTTACGGGCATCAGACATGATGTCCTGCATTTCGGCATGGCTCAGCACTTCACCCTTGTTGTAACGATCGTTTTCGAAAGCATTCTGCTTCATTTCTTCGTCCTCCACATCTTCTTCGGTATCTTCATCGTCGGGCAGTTCACCCTTCTTAGCCTGTTCAACCGCGGCACCAACCAGAGCATAAACAACACTCTTCTGCTCTTCGGTCATTTCATCAAACACATCTTTAACGGTACGTTCTTCATTAGCCATGTTATTAGCCCCCTCTTCATTATCCTCATCGGAATGAGAAATATCTTCTTCGTTATCTTCGGCGTCTTCACCAGTGGGAAGCTCGCCTTTCTTAGCCTGTTCGACCGCAGCACCGACCAAAGCATAGACAACATTCTTCTGCTCGTCGGTCATTTCGTCGAACACATCTTTGACAGTACGATCAGAGTTGCCTTCATCAGAATGTTCAACTTCCTCTTCGTCCTTGTCGGATTCTGCGTCATTTTGATCTTCACCTTCTGCAGCCAGCTTTTTCTTCAAAGCTTCAATCTGCTCAGGAGTAAGACCCTCGAGACGCTTCTCGAGTTCCTTCTCGTCATAATCATCATCCGTATAATCTTCCGTACGTTCGATTTCATCAGAATGATTAATAACGAACAAATCATCTTCGAGATCGTCGCCTTCGGCATGTGCAATAACAGCTTCGATGGTAGCTCCGGGATTCGCTCCGGCAAGCACGAGGCTCACTTCACGAATCATGCCATGGATCACATCACTGCCGTTCTGCTGTAGCTTATTAGCGTAAATGCTGAGAGAATGAATGTCACCATTCTTCAGCAAACCACGGGCGTTCTTACCGCTTTCGGTATCGTTCAGATATCCATAAGCGTAAACGCCGTCATCCCGGTTCTCCAGGATTGCGTGTCCAAGAACATTATAGGGTTCGCCATGCTGATGGTTCCAAACCAACGGCACAGTCATTCCGTCATTATCCTTGAACGCGTCCTTGCGGATGATTCGACCATCACCGCAACGAATATCGTTACGGGTAGCCCATCCACAAAAGTCATAACCTTTGGGCATTAGTCTAACCCCCTTGTTCGCGTTCGTTTCTTTCGTCGTTGTTTTCGATTCGGTGCAGGTTTTACAGCATACCAGCCACCACTGTCGTCAGAATGTTGTAGAGAAGATATCGGCATTGAAGCAATATCATCTTCCTCATATTCATCTTCACCAGAACTGTCATCATAGTAATCTTCTTCTGTTGAAATATCACCGCTGTTATCCAGTTCTGATTCTTGTGTCTGGTTCTGCTGGTTCAATATCGAATTTAAATCATCTGAAGATACAGCTTGTGAGCCATCTCCAGAATCAGCAGAAGGATCGCCCATACCAGGTTCCATCTCAATTGGCATATTCTTATTCCGCAAAGCATCAGCGTCCGGATTATCGGAAGCCTTCATACCGAGAATCTGCCTGAACTCATTACTCGTAACAATCGCATTTCGAGTCATAACATCAGCAATGTTTGCCAGGCTAGTCGTCGGAATAAACTTAAACGGATCCTTGAAGTAATAAATCGTCTGCCCCTGACTACGAGCCGTTTTAGTCAAGAACTTTCGATTCATTTCACCTACAATTGCCGCGACAATCGGTTCAATTGTTTGATTGAAATAATTTGTCATTTCAGCATCTGTGGCAGTTCCTTCAATGATCGATTTAGTCAAACCAAGCTGACTGTACAGCAAATTTGTGAGATACTCGATCTGCTCTTGCAGAGAATTTTCAAGCGGACGGTTGAGTTGAGTCACGTGCTCCGTCGAATCGATGTAGGCAATACCATACTTTGAATTTACAAGCTGATCCTCAATCGCCTTCCTACGCTGTTCAGATTGCTGAACCCTAAGATCGCCCTTAATCGCATAAGGAAGCTGAACAAGTAAGTTAAGCTTTCCACTACTACTTTGCTCATCAACCATATCGAGTAAGGCCATCTTACGAATAAGCCGCTTAAGCGTACCATTCGGTTCATTCATGATCGCATAGAACGGATTCTCAATAATTGCTACTGCTTGTTTTGGATAAGTCAGGTTTTCCTTCTGCCCGGTCCTATCATTATACGCCTCAACGCCAATATGTTGAGGATACCAATCAGTAATTCTTGCGACTCGCAATGTGTTGATTTCATAAGAATTGCTTCTTCTCGGATCGAACGATGTGTCAATCGGCACAACCGCCACGTACCCCTCATCAAGCATGCTGAATGTTATGTCATGCTTAAACTGTTGAGCCGTCTGGTCAATATTAGCCTCAAGAGTTAAACAGTTGTTCAATCCAGAATGAATCTCTTCTTGAAATCTTCCTTTATCGTCAAGCCGCACGTGCTGAATGGTTGTTCGAGATACATCAATAGCAATTCGGTTAATAATCGCGGCCATCACAGTTCGTTCACTACTCATTCGAAGAGTTGGACGATCTGGCCGCATACTATAAGCCGGTCCGATATCGGTGTATTCATTGTAGGCTTTTTTGCCACCGGGCGGATCCCGATTAAAAAACGCGTTCCAGGCATGTTTCAGTCTGGAACCAAATGTCTGATTCTCCGGCAAATATCTCACCTGCCTTTTGATTCTTTTATGCTATTTTTACTGCCCGTAAGTATACTCTATCAATTGTTGCGTATTTATCCACATGCAATACAAGTGGCATAGATGTAGCACTTGACAAAGTCATAATGGCACTCACTTGAATTGCGAGATTACCAGTTAGACTTGCGTTCCAGTGTATACCGTTAACATATTCAGTAGTTCCTGCGCATGATTTAATACCAAGAACAACCCGGCCGTCTTCAGTCATAGTTTTAACCCGAACTTTTCCAACAATAATCCACGTTCCAGCGAACAAATCTATCGATAATATGTTATTATCTCCAGATGACTGTAAAGCTTGCTCATCACTACTATTTGCGACAACAACCGCACCAACGGCGCGCATCACTCCACTAGCCACTTAGCCCACCTCCTTTACGGAGATGGCGTTTAGATTACTGTACCCCCCCCATCGGGGTGAGGAGGTTGATTTTATGGGTCATTTTGAAGGACCTCCTCTATATGATACTATTTATCCAGTTACTTTAGATTTTGCTTTATTATAAGTATTTTGAACACCAGACCAGTCATTATTATAAGCCGTTTTTAGAAGCTGATCGTTTGCTTTGCCTGAAAGATGGCTAAGCCCTAAACCAGCCGCTCCTTTAATAGTACCTTTGACCAATCCGGATACAACCGCGGCTCCAATGTTTCCAGTTTGTGCAAATGTTCTTGTACCACTGATCAATCCGCCGCCAACACCTGCAAGAATCGCTGATGCCACGTTAAAACCAGTTTTATGTCTCTGTCTAAATTCACGAGTCCGTCTAGTATTACCACTAAGTGCAAAATCAGCAACGGCCATGGCTTTATCGGCTTTAGTTCCTCCTCCGTTAATCCCAGTAAGCCGTCTTCTCTGTTTCATTTCATCCCTACTGATCGTTCCACGTTTATACATTTGACGAGCTTCCCAACCACGTTGTTCTCCATACCTAGCTTTACCTTCTTCAGTCAAAGATCCATCAGGATTCTGATAACGCCTAATACCCCATTTCTGACCTTTGATTCCGGCATGACTCAAATATTTTTGATCATAATATACATAATAGCACCCGTTCATAACTCTTTACCCCCCCCATATATATTTATCGTTTTTTATTAATAATAGCTTCATATTGTTTCCAATAGTCATCCATTATCGGTTTCCAGTCATCATGATTCTCTGTTTTCACTCGAGCATTATAGCTATCATTAAGTTTTTTCATGTCGTTATTATAGTCATCATATTGCTTCTTATTATTTTTTATAAACTCTTCCTGTGCAGCTACAGCCCTCTTAGCATCTTTTCCTTTTATGACCTCATATGCTATAACTCCAGCACCAGACAAAAGATACGAAGCCCAATTCACACCAACCATATATTGTGGTAAAACATTCATTTTTCCAATAATCGCTGCCATAACGCCTGTTACACCGGCTATCTTTTCAACCGCCTTTGCTGCCTGAAGCCGTCTGTCAACTTTGATTTTTTCTTGTGAACTGTCTTTTACATACTTTCCTATCTTCGCTTTATCTATTTTTAAATTATCAGTTCTTATGAAATCAACATTTTTTGTTTCTGCAATTGCTTCATACGAGTCTTTGTAATGCTTACCTACCTGGCAATCGATAACATGAACCTTCCCGTCTTTAACTTCATATGCGATACTATGAGCCCCACCGCTCATATATTCAACGCATAAATTACCTCTAGCACCTTCGCCCTGTCTCAATATCTTATCTTGCGCTTCGTTCCATTGACTTCGAGTTATTGGGGTCTTCTGACCAGGATTACCGGCGCCATGCTGCACCTTAGCATTCTTGAAAGCAAAAGATGGATCAAGCTGATACGCCACACCACGATCAGCTGTAGCGGCAATAACATCCATTCCACGTCTTCTAAGTTCGTATGCCGTTGTACAATATGCACAGTTTCTATCTCTACCAAGAGAATATAAAAAACCAGTCTTTCCGCCGTTAATGCTTCGCGCAATATCTTCAATTTCTTTATCCCAAGTTTTATCGCCTATTGATGACTGCTTGGATGAAACCGTTGCTTTCGTATAACCTTCCGTAAACTTATAATATCTTTCCTTACCTTTTTTTGTTCTTGTTCCGTCTTCGTTTTGGAATCGCCTAATACCCCAACGTTGACCTTTTATACCATAATGATACAGCTCCTGCTGCATATTACCCCCCCCCCATTATTTTGTGATAACGGGTTTATTAAAAAACTTACTTACTCCATACGCAGCAGGAATAAATCTCTGAATATCGCCAGTCGTCATG